AGATCATATACATCTGTTAAAGAATTAGACCCATTAGTCCAATTTGATGGGCTAGGAATATTTCCTACTTCAGTTTTTATAGATTCAATCGTCATACTATTCAGTTACTCCCCAGATTACACCCGTAAGTGTAGGGGTGTTTTGTGCGGCTATCATTGAAACCTTTCCTCTGAAGTCTAATGGAACCTCACAATTGAAAGAATCACCACCATAAATAGGAATACCATTAGCCGAAGTTGCTGTTTGATCAAAGGCTAAGTAAATAATATCTGCGGCTGTAGCAGACCTATTAGTAAATTGGAACCCTTTAATTTTTGTTAGAGAAGGTTTCTTTACGGATGAAGATGCGTTTTCTACGCCTGTCCATTCATACAAAGGACCTTCACCACCTGTTTGGTTCCCATCTACATATGTCGAAACTGCGGTTGTATCCTCTCTAATCTCAAACATAATTTTGTCTGCATAGAAGTTTATATTGTGTTGGGCAGTTGTTACTAAATATAATCTGTATACAGCTGCATCTGTGTTAGCTGGAATAGCATAAGTAGCTGATAGTTTTACGAAACCTGTAGTTAGGTCATGACTACCAGATGTACCATGTGATGTTGTTCCAGCAGCGTCTCTTAGAGTCAGTGTAACTGCTCCTGATGCTGATGCCCCACGAACTTCTAATTGAACTGATATGTATTGTGTGTTTACATTTCTAGAAATCATTGGTGATTCCCAGTAGAACCCTTCGCCAGCAGCTGAGTTAGCTGGGTTTATTAGTAAGGATGCTGCACCCTCTGCTTGTTGTCCTGTATCTCTAGCTCTAGCAGAACCAGTCGCTACAAATTCATCAACAGTAGTTCCTTCTACGCCCGGATTCAAAACTAAGTTTGTTGCAATTTCTCCACCATTAGCTACTATTGAATATACATCTTCAGCTGTGGTGCTTGCAGCATTTGAGATTGCTACATATCTATTAGCCGGATGGACAGATTGTCTTGTGGAACTATCTATGTCCCACCCTCTGTGATCCGTGTGTCTTTCGTTAGCCATTTATATTTTCTCCTATTTATTGAAAGTTACGATAGCTAAAAAGCTACCCATTACGGCAGTTGTATGTACTACTAGTATTCCTAGTGCTACAAGAATACTTTTTGCTCCGTACATTTTGCTACGCCATTGAGAGATATCGTCGACTTTATTTTCAACTTGCTCTAAATTTTTAGATAAGTTTTGGTTGAGGGCGTTTTGACTAGAAATATAAGAATCTAAACGTTCCATATAAACTGCTAAATTCACTTGTGTGTCCTTGTTGGGCACTTGTTAGTCCTCACAAAATATACTAGTTTTTATAAATAAGCAGGGGGACCGAAGTCCCCCCACAAGTCTCATCACTAAACTTTATGCGTTTAGATCAGCTATTTTTGATTGTACAAAAATGTTGTTACATCGCATTTCAGCCATTGTGTAGAGTAATCCTCTAACAACTAAAGCATTTGCTGCGAAGTAATCTCTGTTCTCTACATACTGTGTAGGTTGAGCAACAGCGATTTCTATGTAATCAGTGTCCAAAACGTAAACGTTTGATCCTAATACTGCATCAGCAGTTGATACGGATTTAGCAACGTCAGCGTCTGGTATGATTGGGATACCTTGGTAGGTAGCCAATACTAGTCCAGTTCTTGTACCCGGGAAAGTTCTTTCAGAACCTACTCCAACTTGGTACTCTTCTTGTCCTAAGTATCTTTGGTTTGAGTTAAGCAATCTTTCTAAGTTGAAGTATTGGTCGTGTCCCAAAAGGATTAGTTTTGGTTCTCCACCATTTTCTCTTATTTTTTGGATTGCAGTGTCTAATAAGTTTAGACTCAAAGCTCTTCCTGTTCCTGAGTTGTAAGAAACAGAAGCACCAGCATTCCATGCACCAGCTGTTCTACCACCTAGTGTCAAGTCGTATGCTCTTACTCTTGATGATTGCCCACCAACAGCAGCAGCATCCTCAGCTACAACATCATCAATAGATGTCATACCTGCTCTTGAATGAATGAACGCCACGTCAGAGTCAGCGTATGTAGTACCTGAAGCAACTGTAACAACACCTGTAGATGTGTTTACTGCGGAAACTGTAGAACCAGAAGTTCTGTCGAATCCTGTTGCTGAGTTATCATATTGTCCTACTGAGTCACCAATCTTGAAGTTCTTAGCAATTGCTGCTGGAACTGTAAAGGCGGTTGTAGAACCAGCTGAAGCTAAGTAAGCTGAACCAGCTAGTAACTCTTCGTTGATCTCTTTAATGTGGTCTAACTGAGCATTTTCGTTTTCCAAAGCAAGAACATCCCCAACACCACCTTCTAGCTGTGCAGTGAATACTGATTTCACTGAAGCACCGAATGTAGTTGAAACGATTCTAGGTAAACTAGAAATTGTTTCTATGTTGGAAACGTCAACTGTTGGTAAACTTCCAGTTTCAGTTACTGGTCTTGAACGGCTAGAACCTCTGTCAGTTCTTACCCTCCAACCAGCTGTATTACCCCAGACCACTCTGGGAATAGCATTGAAGAATCTAGTTTGGTTGTTTAGTGCTTGCCAAACTTTTCTTCCATATGTTGTATTGAATACACCTGTCGCAGAGTCAACTGTAAAGTAGGATTGTTTCTGTAAGTATTCAGGTCCGAATACAGACTGATACAGTCCTCGTTGAGACTGGGCAAGATATTCCGATAAACTTGGATTAGCCATGTTTATAATCTCCTATAGTTTGTTTATTTTAACCTTCTAATAGTTCCCTAGGGACACCATCAGTATTTCCTGTTTCGATGTTATGTTGCATTCTTCTGAGTTCTGAATAAGAAAGTTCTGAAAGCTGTCCGGCTGTATCAGCCATAGCAGCAGATTTTTGAATTGGTGTTGATCCATCAACGCCTAAACCATTTACTATTTTTGGAGCTTGTAATCCAGTTTCTTCCCTGAATCCCATTTTTCTTAGTCTGCCTTCAGATTCTGCTTGGACTGCTTTTTGCATATTAGACTCTGTATTAGCTATTTGCTTCTTCAAAGATTCTATTTGCTTGTGCATTTTTTCCATATCATCATCTTCATCATCGTCCATACCCTTCTCTTCTATTGGTTCGTCAGATGCATCGTCATCTTCTTCCTTGTACATACCTTTCTCTTCTTTGTCCTCATCATCGTGAGCACCTTTTTCCATCTCTTTTTCCTTCTTGTCATCTTCATCGTCGCCGTGATATGCAGCTTGGATTGTGTTTTGCTGATCCTCAATTTTTGAAGGAATGTTTGCAGCTTCCTCTGAGTCATCAGATTTTTGAGGCGTTCCGCCACTTGGGCTTGCCTTTCTGTCTCCACCACTTATGTCGGCTCCAGCATAACTGTCTCCTTGAGTGGCTTTTAACATTGAAACAACCTGTGAAGCAACTGATTTAACGAGTTCTGATTGAGCCTTTTCCATCTCTTTCTCGTTTCGGTCTGCCTCATCTTCTTCTTCTTCCTTAGCCAATCTAATGTCCATTTTTTGTAGGACTTCGGCTACAGCAGCAAGAGCAAGGTTTGTTCCTTCCATTTGTTTCTCAAGTCTTTCTGAGATATCTGCCATATTAATCTACCCCCTATGTCTTTTGTTTTTATTTCATTGACACAAAAGGTTGGTCTTAGCCATCCGACCCTTTTAGAATAAAATATAACGTTATATTTAACGTTATTACATTATACTACGAGAATCGAAAAAACCTACTAAATTTAATAGAATTATATTATGAACAATATAATTTAGTCAGATTCAGGTAATCCTTTATTATCCAGTTGTATCATTTCATTACGAAAATCATATAAAGGTACCTGTAAAAGTTTTTTTAGTTTGTCACATTGGTTGCCTTCTGGCAAAGACGCTTCGACTAAATCTAATATTTTACCTACCATCTTAGAATGTCGGGCAATTATATATTCTTGTGTGGGTGTTATTTTACTTATATCCATCTCTTTCCTCCTATTTAACTAAAGTCAAATTTACTAGATAAATCAATACCTAGTTTCATTAAAAATTTCCTTTCCTTTCGGGATAACCCTTGTACATATGCATCCCATGCTTTTTGTATCCAACGGCTTCCTTCTCTTGGGGTATCTGTGGTATACCAACCTCTTGGCGAGCCATCCCACTGTACTACCCGTTTACTACCAAAATCTCGCCCGTTGGGGTAAGATACTGGTCTAGAAGTTGCTCCTTTATACTCACCCCTCTTTATAGGATTTCTATAAGTCCTATCGTGATCTTTAGGTTTTTGTATATATTGTGGAAGCGGTCCTTCATCCCCATCATGTACCTGTTTAGCATATGGAGCAGAGTATGTAATTTTAAACCCTTTAGAATCAAACGAGATAGTTCCAGATCTCTTTAAGTTACCTGATCCTCCCTCTGGGACTAATTCTTGTGCCTTATTAAATACAGCTGTACCTATAGCATTTATAGTAAACTTGTTTAGCTCCTTAGCAAACTTAGATCGGTTTTTAGGCATAATATATTATTATACTGATGTATTAGATAAATCTGTCCATTTTTCTGGGATTTTGTCTATAAACTTTCGTTTACTCTTATCGTAACGATTCAAATAAATAATGTCTCTACTAATATAACCAGCCTGTGGGTGCCAATATGTGACTATTTGTTTGGGTGGAGTAGCAGCATGTAATCTCTGTAATGCAAACTCATCCGGTCCTTTCATTGTTCCACAGATAAGTAATTGACCAGTACCTATATCTATCTCATCTATACGATGGAAATGACCAATCATTACACTATCAAACTC